TTAACAGCCATTTACAATTCAGTTGTGACTACTTTGTCCACCTATACTATTGCTACCGAAGATTTGCATATGCATCCTTCAGAATTCTATATCAAAGCATATGGTGATGATAACATGTTTTCCTGTGTTCGTCCAGGTGTCACTTGTTCATCCTTCACCTCACATTTTAAGCGCCGCTTTGGTATGGATTATACACATTGGTCAAAAGAGTCAAATGATGTTTCTGACACAATTGATACTGTCAGTTTTCTGGGTCGCAGTTTTTACAGAAATTTTTCGATTGTACAAGCTCCACTTGATTTGGATATTCTCATTGAAATGTGGAATTATTATTCAGTGAGTAATCAACATGATATAATCATGTTGTCCATTGCTGATAGTTTTTTCCATGAACTATCTCACCATCCAAAGGAGGTTTATGATAAATATTCTACTCTTCTTTTACATGCTGTTAAACAGCGCATGCCTACATTGTATTCCCCAATTCAATCTAAGCATCAACCTTATTATTTCTATTCCACGGCCAGGTACAATCGTGCAGATGGAAACTTTTACTATGTACCAAACTCTAGCGAGCCTAAAGCTTATGAAACTCATTCTTCTTTTCCTGATTTAACTATGACAGATACGCGTAATACGCAATTCACTGATCGCTCAACTAATGAGCCGATCACAACACAACCTATGGAGCTTGGACAAGTTCAGGACGTTGCCAACATTGTTTCCGATGCTGTTGATTCCACTAATGTTTCTAGCATATATGATCCTAACATGCAAACTTTCAATATGGGTAATTCTATGGAACGCACATATCCCATATCTACCTTTAATTGGACAACAGCAATGTCCGCTTCACCAACAGCAATTTATACTTCACAGATGCCTGGAGATTTGTTCAGTCAACAGTACATAGCTGATAAAATAGAAGGCTTCAGATTTTACACATCTGGTGTCAAATATTTCTTGCGTTTGATAGCATCACGTGGTGCTTCTGGTAAACTCATGATTGTATGGGAACCTTATGCTGGTTATTATACTGACAATGGTAATTCCGATATTCAATTACCTCTTATTACTTCTTTGGGTCAGGCAAGTGGTAACACTCATTGGTTGTTTGATGCATCCTCTGCTGACACTATTGAACTTGATTTTGGATTTGTTAATGCTCGACGCGCAATTGATCTTCGCAGATATGATGTTGCAGAGTTGGGTCGTCTTACAGTTTATGTTCTCGTTCCCCTTATTTTTTATGATGGTTCTGTTCAAACCGTTCAAGTGAGCGTCATGGCGCAATTTTCTGATCCTAAGTTGTTTATGCCATGTGATACTGACGTTTCTTCATCTGTTCAACAAATGACTCTAGCACCACATAAATTTGTTCAATCTTTTCGTCGTGACCATCTCCGATACACACTTAAAATGGCCAATAAAATGCGCTCCAATGCAGTTGTTGATAACACAACTAAGTTGGCTCTTGAACAACAACGCGCTTCCATTCTACAAAATCATCAAAATATTTTTGTCAATCCTAATTGTTCAGGATCTTCACTTGTGCAAAAAATTCATGAATCTTACTTAGATTGGTTATCCATTGATTCTGATGCAATTCCATACTCATCATATCAGGTTACTAGTGACCACCAATATCTTTCAGATTTTCATTTTTATGATGTTTATTGCGCAATTAATGATATACTTGTTTACAATTATGATGCAAATCAAGCTATTGATATTTTGTTTTATCAAATTGTGTCTGAGTACGTTCAAAAGAAGTATAGATATACCCAACAAATCCATCGTGATGGTATTTTGTCACTTCAAACCGTCAATTATCTTGTTACATCAAACCCAAAGGGCGAAGCACAAGCAAAAAGCTCATCAGGTACTGTTTCGAGTGCCCTTGAAGCTGTGTCATCCCTTGCTGGTTCTATTACAAAAATACCACTTGTTGGTGGTTATGCTAGTAACATTTCTGGTGTTGCTGGTGGATTGGCAATGGGTGCAAAAATGTTAGGTTTATCAAAACCAACGACACTACAAACAACACAAGTGGTTAAAGTTGACCCCAATTACAATATGAACCATTCTCACGGAATTGATACTGCACCAACTTTAGGCTTTGATCCAGAAAATGCTATCTCCACTGAGCCATGTATTGGAGGGCAAACTGTTGATGAGATGACCATCCAACACATAGCAATGACTCCATGGCTTGTTGACACTTATCCATTTATTAATGGTTCTACACCAATTCAAATCATGACAACTGGAATAGAAACTCAACCTTATTTTTGTGACATGCTGAAACAGTGTTTTGCATTTTGGTCAGGTTCTCACAAGGTCAAAATTTATATAGCCGCAACTATTTTCCATTATGTTCAACTGCGATTTTATCTCGCCGATGAAAGTGGTTCAAATTTTGGTGATTTGTTCACTCGAGTTGTTGACGTTCAAGGTTCAACGGAAGTTGAATTTACTATTCCATATATGGCCCAAAATGTTATGACTGGAGGAATTAATGTTGGTTCTGCAATTTTTAGTCTCTACTGCGCGATTGATTCTTGGTCTCAAAATTCAACCACTAATGACACACCTATCACATTAGTTGTTTACAAAGCTGCTGCAGAAGATTTTCGGGTTGAGGTTCCAATGGATGTTTATTATTCCGTAACATCTAATCCTCGTGCTGATTTCAATAAGCCATTTGAACCTTTTCATCCTTCGTTTGTTGGTTATGGTCAAAGTAAAATGCTTATTGGGGAGGAAACGTTAACTATTCGTGATTATATTCATCGTTACTTACCACAAAATGGTTTGGCCACTGGATATAACGCTGTTCACGTTAATAAGGTAGCCACAACATCTGGAACGCAGGTTAAAGGTGTTGATATTTTCCAACCATGGTTTCGGTTTTGGCGTGGATCTGTTCGTTATCGGTTTGTTTATGATCAACCTCCAACACATTATGGATCAGTTGCTCAAGGTTTTGACACTGGAACACCAAAAGGTGGAAATACTTTAATATTGGGAACATCAACTATGAACCCGATTGTTAATGCATTGGAGTGTTCAGTTCCATATTATTCTCAAAACCTCTTTGAGGTTGTCGGCACCACTGCACTCCGTGAGCGATATTTGTATTGCAGTTTTACAAATGGTGTCACACAATTCAAAGCTATGGGTGATGATTTTTCTTATCATTGGTTAATTGCGCCTCCAGCTGGTTCCATTGTTTCAAACAGCTGGCAATCCAGCACTGTAATTGGTACTGCTGGTTGGATGAATGCACAAACTTAGTTGTCAACTTACTACATTCTTGAAGTTGTTTTCGTCTTGACGAGGCGAAGTAATATTTAGTCTGATTTTAACTCGAAGCCTGTTAGTTATTCCTAGTTTAGAAAGGCCCAAATTAAATATCATTTTACTACACTCCCTTCTTTAACCATTTTTCTTGGTTGTGGCATTTAAAATTTGATGTTAAGTTTTATCTTTGATTCAAAATAATGTTTGCTCACTTAGTGCGTT